GCCCGGTGGGGGGTTTTGGTGTCCCATCATAATTTTTAAGGTGATAATATGTCAGATGAAAAAGGTAATATCGGGAAGGACATCAAGAATAAGCTTGATGGCTGTGCAGATGCTGCGGAAGACGTTGTTGTAAACAATATGCGTAACACCGAAGATGGATTTGGACTAAGCCAGCACGGCATAATGCTGGACCTTATGCGGTTGGGCGAAAGTTTGAACCGCGAAGAGGTACCAACAGGCATGTTAGTCGCGTTTATGTCTGGTCGGGTTGCTGGTATGATTGAGCTTTGCATGAGTCCGAATGAAACGCTAGAAAGTAGTATAGGACTGGTGCTAAGGTTGTTTGAAAGGGTGCTGGAAAAGAAGTATGAGCAGAAAGTGAATGATGGCGCTGGTGTGGTTTCTTAATCCACATATTATTTTTGTGGAGTGATCGAATGGCTCATGCAAAGTTCGGAGAAAACCGAAAATGGGCGGCAGGTTACGACGCTGAAATAGAGGACATTATACGCCAGATGGCCGGTAAAATCGTGTCGGTTGACCTGGCGGATGAAGTGGACGATAAATCTTTGGCAACAGACTACACTATATCAGTAGGATGTGGTGGCATCGGCGGCAGAGTTAGGCGGCCAGGGTTTTGGGAAAAATATCACGATGTCACCTTCAGATACAAGGTGTTATCGGGTGTCGATACCGAATATGATAAAATAATGCGCGGTTCGCCACAGTGGTATCTCTATGGTTGGGCGTCTTCCGCCGGGGGCCTACATGCGTGGCTGTTCTTGGATATGGATGTAGTGCGTTATTCTAAGATTCTTGAATCCCCCAAGAACATTGTTTTTAACCGCGATGGCCATTCTAGCTTCGTGGCGATAGGAGTCGACACGCTACAACAAATTGGGGCCATTGTGGGATGCAACGATGCTGTGGCTGAATATTTGGGGATCGGGTGCGTCGAAAATGAAAGCGGTAGATAGCGAAAAGTGCAACCATAGAATTGTTGCTAGTCAAGAAGAGATAGAGAAAAGAAAGGCCCGGTTTGGAATGTTCATCACAAGCGGAAAAATGAGACTGCTAGAAGAGCAGATACGTAGCCTAAATTTTGCTATCTGCACGCTTGAAGATGATAGGCGTGATTTAGAAAGGCTGTATAACGAAGAGAAAAGGAAGCATAACGAAAGCAAAAAGGTCTTTCAGGCAGGATGTGGTGGTCAATGAAGCAAGAAGCTTTTGATGAAATAATGCATCATCGCATGAAGGTATGCGAAGATGTACTAAGGCAAAAGTCTTCCGAATATTCTACTGATGAGGATAAGCTCCACAATTTCAAGCGGGCCGCTGGTATGCTAAGGTGCTCTCCGGAAAGGGCGCTAGTAGGAATGATGGCAAAACACGTTATCAGCGTGTTGGATATCGTAGACGCATTCAGCGAAGACCGCGGGTTTTCAAGTTTGGTTTTCGATGAGAAAATAACGGACACGATAAACTATTTGATATTGTTGGAGGCGCTGATAAAGGAGCGGTGCGGCCAATGCCCCGAATGAAACTAAAACAGGCGTTAGAGCTGGCGGCCAGGATGGAAGAGTCCCGCGAATTCGCGCGGGACTGCAATTTTGTTCTTGACGTGATACGTGCCCATCCGAAGGCGCATTATTCCGACCTAGAGCGGATTTGTAAGGGAGCTGTTAGTGAAAAGCGGCTGTATCTGGTTTTAAGATATTTGAAAAACAAGCGTCGCGTTGTTCGCGTTAGCGAATATGAGATAAATCAAGATCGGTTCGACGCGATTATGGCCCTTGCTGGAATGCTTCATGATGATGGAGTGCTTACCGGAGACGCAAAACAGATATTATGCGACGCCGTAGTTGCTTACACCGCGATAAGCAAAAACCCTACGTTTAGTAGGGAGATTATCACTAACATGTTACTTCCTAAAATGTCATATATCAGGATAGACCGGGCGCTTAGATATCTGCGAAAAACCGGGGCCGCGGTTCACGACGACAAATATATAATATTGAATTCAAAACCAGTATCTATGTCTGAAGTAGATGCGGGGGAAGAACAAAATGATGGATGAAGACAGCTATATGGTGTTCGACATAGAAACTGTACCGGATGTCAGGTATGAAGAATATACGCGCATGTTTCCAAAGTCAAAAAAGCGTCCAGGACTTCACGCTTTCTTGTCTAGGGTAGTGGCTATTGGCGTAGCAACGGCAAAATGCGCGTATATTCTTCACGAAAAGACATGTGTGGTGGCCGACGGTGATTTTGTTAGCGAAAGGGACCTGATCGAATGGTTTAATCGGAAATGTACATCCTGCCCGGACGCGCTGCTTGTGGGATATAACATCAAGAACTTCGATATACCGTTCTTGCGTACACGCGCCGCTTTGTTAGGGGCGTCTTGCAGCCTTCCACATAGGAATTCCGCTAGAATTGTGGACATATACGATTTAATGGGCGGAAAGTGGCAAACGGACGTGTCAAGTGGTTCGCTTTCGGAATTGTCATGGTATCTTTTCGGGAAGCCAAAAGACACGGGAGACGGTAATCAGGTTGCTACTTGGTTCGCGAATGGAGACATGGACCGAATACGCGAACACTGCCAGGAAGATATAGAGATTTGCGAAAAACTATATAGATCCTATAAAGGTATATTGTTTTAACGACAGGTATATATATTATGCACGACCTATATATTATTGAGGGCAAAAAGTTGGGCAACCCTAACCCGGTAAGTAAATCGTGGGTAGCTGTGTTTGATGAGTTCGGGAATATCGTAGACTGGGTTTGCCCGCGGTGCCATAAAAATATAAACTATGATATATGGTCGGCGGCGTACTGTCCTTGGTGTGGTCTTACCGCGTTTTCGTATCCGCGTGGAAGGATTGATGGCCCGTTCAGCCGGGACGCGCGGTCATGGGAAAATTTTATATTTGAGAATCGCCTTATAGTGCGTGCTGGAAAGCCGAATGATCGGCGTTCTAGGAAGGTCGAAAAGCACGATGAATGATAAACACGTTCACGCTTCCATAATGGGGGGCGTGTAGGATCACATGCAAAGCGACATCGCCACATTCCGGGGTGAATCCCCGGTATTCCGCGGCTAAACCGGTTATGGGGTTTATAGGGCGGTTCGATCCCGCCCGGCTGCGTTGCCCCGATTTGAACGGGGCCAAAAACCTAACTCCGGGGGGATGAAACATGGCTGTGCACGCGCTAGATAGCTACTGGTGGGTGACAGCCAAAAGCCGCCGGATGATAGCTAGCCCGCGAACATTCGCGGTGGCCTTACGTCTTCCGGCGGAATAATAAGCCGCGTAATCGCGGGTTCGCTTCGCGTAAGAGTTCNNGGTGCGAAGCGCGTATTAAAAACTATGGAGGTATATATTTATGTCAATATTAATATTCACCACTAAAGAGTGTCCGGTGTGCCATGAGATTACTGCGGGCCTGACTAGGCGACAAATCCCATTTGAGGAGCGTGATTTGGCTGTGCCGGAAAACATTGTGTATCTTCGGTGTGATGCTGGCGTGTTTTCATTATGCGCCCCGATCATATATGATGATGGGAGGTGGATAGCCGGAGACGACGCTGCGGCTATAAGTGAGTTCAGAAAAAGGCATCAGATATAGGAGAGGTGAGCGAATTGGGCAAGACTTATGAGGAAGTTAGCAACACCACTATCAAGGTGCTGAAGGAAATGGGAGACGCTGCAGTAAAGCAGTACAACGAAATGATGATCAGGCTGCAGTCTTATATGATTGAGTCCCAGTCCTCCGGGAAGGCAGCGGGATGGACTGAGGAAGACGGCGACCATGTGATGAAGAATCTGCGGGCCGCGTGCAAGGCCGTTGCAGATGCGACTGAGGCTATGCTTATCGTGGCCAAGAACGCGGGTGGTATCCAGGTCGACGGCGACCAGCTTGCTATCAACGGATATAAGCTGAACGGCGTGTCTCCCGACACGGCCTAAATCTTTTTTTTTTTAATTATTATAATTTTGGTTTTATAGTGATGACCTATGCCCAGACATCAATACATCCTCACAGATGAAGACCTGAAAACCGTAACGTCGATGTATAATGATGGGCGTTCACAGCGTGAAATAGCAGAAAAACTTGGCGTATCACAGCCTTATGTCAGCCAATTGGTAAACCAGATGGGGCTGCCAGGCACAGTAAAGGGAAGACCGAAGCTTAGACGGGCTGCAGGTGCGACAATTGAATACAACCGCGAACGAAGAATAGCGTTAAACGATGCTTGGTTTAAGAAAATCGAAGAGCTTTTGCCGACTGTTAACGACGTTAAAAAGCTTCGCGATTTGGCGGTTGCTTATGGTATTATCGAAGACAAACGACAGATGTTAAACCCGACAGATGATAAAGAAGCGGTGTTGTTGGCAGGGCTAATAAAGGTAGTCGATGAGTGCGCAAAGTCTGAAGTTCCTCCCGCGTCAGGCTGAGGTCTATAATAGCTTTCTTGATACGCGGCAAACTTTCATGTATGGTTCGGTTCGGAGCGGGAAGACCGAAGTGCAACAGTGGTGTCTCCTAAAAGCCATCCATGCCTTGCCGCCGGGAAACATCCAAATTATAGGTAAGACCTTAACGGCGCTTCAACGGAATTTCATTACACCACTGCAACACAAATTTCCAGGGCATATCATCTACAACCGCGGCACAAAAACCCTAACTGTCTTCGGCAGGCAGTGCTGGGTGGAGGGCGCGACAAACGAAGGCGCGGTAGATCGAATACAGGGTCAGTCCTTGGTTGGAGCGTTCGGGGATGAGATTCTAACCTGGCCACAGCGCTTTTGGGAAATGCTTGATACCAGGCTGTCCGATAACGGGGCGATTTTCGTAGGGACGTTTAACCCTGGTAATCCCAACCACTTTGTGAAAAAGCTGATCGATCGTGAAGAAGAACTGGGGGTAGGGCCGGACGGCAGGACCGAACTGCGGGCCTGGCAGTTCAAGCTGGACGATAACGTCTTCTTGGACCCGTCTTATGTGGCCTCCCTTAAAAAGAAGTATCCAAGGGGTTCGGTCTTATACCGTCGGTTCATTGATGGCGACTGGGTGGCCGCTGAAGGTAGGGTGTTTCCCTTCTTTGAGGATGGCCCGGACTTCGGTTATGTGGTTGACAAGCTGCCGGACAGCTTCACACTTTATTATTTAGGCCTGGACTATGGCATAACCAACCCGTTTGTAGCCCAGATTTGGGGCCTGTCCGGCGGGGTGTGGTACTGCATCCGCGAAATAAACTGGGACAGCGTTAAGATGGGTCGGCAGAAAACCAACCAAGAATACATCGCAGATATGGCTGAACTATGCCGTGTCGGAGGGTCGATTAAATACCCTGAAAAGGTCTTGGTACCTCCGGAAGAGCCGGAATTTAGAAATGTTTTGCGTAGGTGCAAATACCCACAATTGAATAGGGTTGCTCAGGCTGAAAACGCGGTGACTCCGGGAATTGAAGACTTAATGTCCATGCTGGCGGCTGGAAGGCTGAAGATACATGCTTCTTGCGAAGCCACGATTAAGGGTTTCCGGGATCTTGTCTGGGACGAAAAGGCCCAGGCCCGCGGCGTAGACATGTACCTCAAGGGGGGATCGGGTGCTCCTGATCACGCGGTTGACTGCTCAAGGTATATCGGAAGAGAAGCGATGAAAGTTCTAAGGCAGATGAGGTTAATTCAATGATCAACGATTTAGAAGCTGCTTTGACCAAAGGGCAGCCGTGGCCGCCTTCCAGTGAGGTAGATAGAATCACCCGGTGCATCCAAAATGAACAGCTTTTCATGGGTGAGCACCAAAAGGTGTATCTTGCGCTACTTCACCTGTTCAGCGATCATACCGCAGAATATAATAAAATAATTTCAATATTCAATTTCCATAAAAGACTTTCTACCTTGTGGGCTGACTTCCTTTTCGGTGAAACGCCTAAGGCAAGTATATCAGAGCAGCCTGACGCTCCGGAGCAGAAATATCTAAACGAATTTTTAAACCGTAATAGATATTGGCTTCTTCAGCACGCCAGGCAAATAGATGTAAGTCGATTTGGGCAGGGCGTAATTGAAGCCTTTTTTGACGGGGAAACCTGCCATCTTCAGTTAATCCATCCAACCAAATACTACCAGGTTGGAGGCGCTAACGGAATAACGGCGCATGTTATAGCGTGGATGGCCCCCCCGGTGGAGGGCATATCAAAGCTGAACGTGCGTATTCATAGACCCGGTGAGGTTGAGACGCGGCAGTATGAAGTGTCAAGTGTTGGAAAAATCATTTCAGACGCCATAGAAACTAACGTTACTTCTACTGGGGTCGACCTGCCGTTAGTGTCCGTTATCGAAAACGTGTTTACTAGTAGCGCTTATGCTGCGGATGATTACCGGGACATAGACCCGATCATCAAGCGAATTGAGGCCCGGCTTACCAGGGTTGGGCGTATTCTTGACGTGCACGCTGAGCCGTTCCTTGTGCTGCCGGAGTTTTCCGGGGCGTTTCACAGGAACGAAGATACCGGAAAGGTTGTTTATGATTCTAAGCTCAAGGTGTTTGAGCTTCCGAAGGAAGGGATGGCCCCCCAGTACATCACATGGGACGGGCAGCTTGCCGCGGCGTTCAGTGAAATAGATGCGTTAATGCGGCAATTGTATATCGTGTCTGAAACGTGCGAAGCTTGCTTTGAGCCTGTGAAGTTGGGGGCACAGGTTAGCGGCACGGCGCTAAGACTTATGCTCTTCGTTCCGTTGAAGAAGGTAGATAGATTAAAGTTGGCTGCTGACCCGGTAATAAGATCAGAGCTGCAGCTATTTTCTGAATTTGAAGCCGCAAACGGTGTAAAGGGCGCGGCGCGGTTTGAAGACGTATCAATCCAGTGGCAAGACGGACTGCCTAATGACTTTAGGGAGACGGTGCAGAACGTAACCCTGCTGAAAACCCAGGGGCTGATTTGGGATGAAATGGCCCTTAAGCTGCTCTTCAATCTGGAAGGCGCGGCGCTGCAGGAAGCATTAGGCAAGTTGCACGGCACGGCGGCTCAGGCCGGGGGCCAGGCCGGAGGCACGGCTGAAGCCTCCGGGCCGGTGGTGACCCTGCCCGCTGTGGAGGAGTGAAACCTGAATGGCCGGGGAATTCGCGCTTTCTGAAGCACAGGCTAAGCGGCTGATAAAATTGTACGATGAAGCCGAAAAAGAAATGCTTTCGGACATAAACCGGCTGCTTTTAAAAGACCCGGAAAGCCGAACAGCGGCATACCAGCAGCAGGTCCTTAGCCGGGTTCGGCAAATTCGCGGCGAATTGCTGGAAGGATCAAGGACTTGGTGCGAAGAAGCCATACCCGCGTGCTACATCGACGGCATCAGGTACGCGAACGCTGAAATGGGAATAGATGTAGGCATATCTACCGGCTTCGGTAAGATCCATCAGCAGGCCGCACAGGTGCTTGCAGAAAACACATACGCGCGGCTGGAAGACGTAAACGCGATAATTGGCCGCCAGGTTGACGACATATTTAGGACGCTTGCGCTTGAGTCCATACGGGGCTCCGTGGTTGGCTATGAAACCGTCCAGCAAGCCGCTAGACGATTAAGGGACTCCCTTGCTGAACGCGGTATAACTGGGTTTGTGGCCAAAAACGGCGCTAAGTGGAGCCTGTCAAAGTACGCTAAATTGGTTGCTACTGAAACCACCAAACAGGCCTTTCGCGAAGGCACAATAAACCGGCTTGCCGAAGAAGGCGAAGATCTAATCACCATTTCACATCACGCGCGGGCGTGTCCTATTTGCGTACCGTGGGAGGGCCGGACGCTAAGCCTCTCAGGAAAAAGCGAATACCCTTCACTGGACGACGCCAGGGGTGCAGGACTGTTTCATCCCGGATGCAAACACGTTATATCGCTTTCATGGAAAGCACTAAAAGAATGAGGTGACGAAATGCCATTCACGGAAAAATCATGGGACGGCTCTGCAAGCAGATATCGCGACACGGACGAATATTGCAGGGCTTGCTTGATCGATGTTAATCCGCCAGGCGAAGACAAAACACAAGCGAAGTGCAAGCTTCCTATAAAAGAGCCTGACGGAACGTACAACAAAAACGCGCTTCGTGCGGCTGCTGCGGCGCTGTTGGGTGCACGCGGCGGGGTAGAAGCACCCCAGGACGAAAAGCGAAAGGCCGCTAGAAAGCTACTGCGGCTCATGAAGGAAGCCGGGATGGAAGCCGGAGAATCTCTTAGGCGGCTTGCAGGCGAACTTTAATTTTATTATTATCGTAAAATACGCGATTTTCGCGGGTGAAATGAGATGGAAAACGAAATTGACGCTCCGGACGGCGTGCAGTTGCAGGCCGAAGCGGGCGGGAAGGCACAGTCTGAACAGAACCAACAGGCTGGGAAGCAGGAATCGATTAGTGATGAGGCGTTTAACCGCCGATGGGCCAGGGAGATGCGAAAGCTTGAACGGGAATTTGGTATGCCCGTAAGCGACGCAAAGGCTCAATTAGAGCGTCTTAGGGCGATGCAGGACAGCCAGAAAACCGAAGCACAAAAACTAAGCGAACGCTTGGAAGCGGCTGAGAAGAAGGCGCTTGAGGCTGAGCTTCGCGCCGCGGCTATTGAGGCAGATGTGCTTCGCGCGAAGTTGGCCAGGGAGTCCGGGCTGCCCCCAGAATGGATAGAAGACATCAAGGGCATAACTGAGGATGAAATTAAGGCGTCTATTGCATCGATTAAGAAGCGGCACGGATTAGACCGCGTAGGCGGGCGGGTCCCTGCCGGAGGTGCTACGTCCACAAGCTCAGACTTTAATAAGATGATTCTTGATCAAGTCGGGCGTGGCAGATGATTAAGTTTTTGAGGTGAACTAAAATGAGTGAGACGGATTACAATAGAGTGCTTGGCAGAAACACAAGTTTGTTGCCAGATGAGTACAGCAAAGAGATTATACAGGCGCTTCCCACTTCGTCCTTTTGCATGAGGATGATGAAGAAGCTGCCAGATATGAACGCACAGACGTTTAAGATACCGGTAATGTCCACATTCCCATCCGCATATTTTGTTGGGGAAACCGTGCAGGAAACCCGCGCAACAAAAAAGACTACTAAGATGGCGTGGACTGGGGTAGACCTGGTAGCTGAAGAGCTTGCAGTTATTGTACCTGTCCCGGAGTCTGTAATAGAGGACATGGCAAGCGGTGGATACGATCTGTGGGGTGAGGTCAAGCCGCGGCTGGTGGAGGCCATAGGTGCAAAGGTAGATAGCGCTATCCTGTTTAACAATGGCGGGAATATTGGACCCAACACGTGGCCGGACGGAATTGTTACCCAGGCAACCGACAAGGGTAATGTGGTCGACGTTTCCAATCAGGTAGGTTCCGGTAAAACCTTTGAGGATTTGGCCGGAGCTATCCTTGCAGATAACGGGCTGTTCTCCCTTGTGGAGCAGAGCGGGTTCATTGTAAACGGCGCTATGGGTGCCGTTAGCATGATGGGCAAGCTCCGGGGCCTTAGGACAACAGACGGGCAGTTTATTTTCATGAACGATATGCGTTCGCCTAACGACTACCGGCTGGCTGGCGTTCCGCTTACATTCCCGAACAACGGCGCGTTTAACCCCACAAATGCCCTGCTGGTGGTAGGCGACTTCTCCCAGGCCGTATATGCCGTCAGGAAGGATATAACCTTCAAGGTAGCTACCGAAGCATCGATTCATAGCAACACCGGCGATCTTCAGTATAACCTATTCCAGGACGACATGGTGGCACTGAGGGTGACTATGAGAATGGGATGGCAGCTTCCCAATCCTGTAACACTTGTCAAGGGATCTTCCGGGCTGCCGTTCGCTGTGCTGGTGCCGTGAGGTTGATAGCCATGAGAAGGGGTATTACAGCCATAGCCGGGCTGATGATGCTTTTGATTATGCCGGGGCTAGTTTCCGCCCAGGACACCTTTTACCCTGGAGGATATTACAATAGCATCGGAGGCATGAACCCAGTAGGGCACATATCCATTGACACTATCGCCGGGCCAGCGAACTCAGACGACGATAAAATAGCATCGGATGTACAAAACAACCTTACCATTCCGGTATCACTTACTACGTTCGATGGACAGCCTGACGTACCCAGAAACGTGCTTGTGACACCTTCCGGCGCTGTGACGGGCAGCCTGAAGATAACCGGCGTAGACATCGCAGGTTCTAGCATTAACGAAAACCTTACATGGAACAGTTCAACCGATGCAAAGAGCACTGTAAAGTCCTTTAAAACAGTTACCAAGGTAGAAGGCACATTTACACAGCCTACGCTCCGGACATTAAAAATCGGAACAGGAACCGCGCTGGGGTTGAACACGATACTTCCGTACAATACAACGCTGCTGGTGGCGGTAAATTCGGCTAAATTCGGAGACTTCACCGTGCACACAAACGTGGCTGTGCTATCCGAAAACACGATCACGATAGCCTCTCCGGGCGGGAATGACGTTGTAGTCTACTACATCGTGTAAGCGAGGATGAAATGCCAGATATCGACGCCTATATACAGCCAGCCGACGCATCAACCTGGTTGGCTTCCCATGTGGTCTTCATAGCCCCGTGGACCTCCGCGACTGCTGACCAAAAAGCCGCGGCGTTAGTCGAAGCAAGCGACCATATAGATACCCTTCCGTTGAAAGGCGTTCGATATGGCGTTTCACAAACGCGCGAATTTCCAAGGATACCTCCACTTGAGGCGCGGCACGCTCCGGAGTCGGAGATATTTTTTCAATGTGGAGACGCTAATTACAGCCTCATACCTCAAGCAATCAAGGATGCTTGCTGCCTTGAAGCGCTTGAGATTCTCCGACAAGGTCCCTCCGGAGGGAGGGATGGGCTGCGTGCACAAGGCGTAAAGCAATATAGCATAGGTGGCAAGCTTTCAGAAACCCTTACCGCTCCGGAGACGGTTAGCGGACTTATGAGCCGCGCGGCAAGCCGGAAGTTGCAGTTTTGGGTAGCTCATGCGGCTGAGGCGGTATGAATGGGGCTGATGGATGCTTACGACGGTTTGATGGAAACGTTCACGCTAAAGAAAATAACGGGTGTGAACGGATACGGCGATCCAACAACGTCCACAAGTTCCATTCGCGGCATACTGTTCTACGACGTTATGCGAACTTACGATCAATCCGGGGAAAAAATTGCACAGTACGCTTTCATTCAGACGGCCAACGACGTGAACGCTGGGGATATGGTGACTATCGGAGGCACTGACTACCCAGTCATAGGCGTACAATGCGTTCCGGTGTGGGGCGGAGTCGAATTCAAGATCGCGGCGCTTGGCATGAACCGCGTTTGAGGTGAGTGTTGTTATGACTATTAGTGAAATTGTTTACGACAAAACTATAGGAGCCGTCGTTCAATACGGAAAAACTGCAGCAGGCGCACTTAAAGCCATGCGCGTGAACGATAATGGAGAATTGATGATGGCAGAAGATTCTGCGCTTAGCGCTGATATCGCAGAAATAAAATCCGATATAGCGGAAATAAAGGCTATCTTGGAGTCATGATTTTATGGGGTTCTTAAATCGATTACCAGCAAGGCAAGACACGTATTACACCAGAAATCGCATGTGGAAGAACAAAGGCAGCGATACGGCAACTAACAGGCGCACGCTGGTATCTCCAAGCCACATGCTTGTGAACATCGGCGGTGCTGGGAAGCACGCGTATGAGTTAGAAGAAGCCGTGGAGTTGGACCTGAACGTGGCGGCTTCGTGGGATACCACGACTCCGACAGATTACACCAATGCCGCAAACCGCGCAGGCAAGGACTTCTACATCTACGTTTGTGAGCCTGAAAGCGGCTTTTCTCCGAAGATCGTCCTAAGCGCCGCGACCACGTGGCCGGCTGGATACACCGCAGACAATAGTCGTAAGATTGGTGGCTTCCACTGCGAATGTGTGAACGTGGGCACAATCTCCGACCACCCCCTCACAGACTACCTGGCAGGGGACATCATCCCCCGGTCGTGCTGGGATCTCTCGCATCGCTCCGCAGGTGCACAGGCCGGTATGGTGTGGGCCGGGCATACGGATTTTGATACAGTAACCGGACCCAACATATGGGTTGGGATCTACTTGACGTCGGGAACCGGGGCGAATACACGTTCGGTGTTCGGAGGTACAATCTCAGATAACAGAACGTGGCTAGATTTCGTAGATGACTTTGCGGCCATAGGCTGCCGGATGCCAGACGATGATGAGTTTCAGCGCATC